TCAGAGTATCATCCAGATATGCAGAGAACAGACTGCGTACAAGCTGGTGCTGCGGGTAGGTTTTCTTTTTATTTTCCAGTAATACACCAATCACATTAGCGAAGGTCAGTCTGTTTCTCATCTGCGTGCTCCTTTCAGAGAAGATGTATCAATCCATCTATCTTATCTATCTTATTTGTCTTTCTATATTTTCAATCTTTGAAAAAATTCTATGTCAAGTTCCGGTCAAGTGACCGTCAATTATTTTATCCTCTGTATTTTACTACAATGAACTTACAAAACGTAGCCGGGCGGCATCAGAAATGAAGCAAATCGGCTACAACAATCATAACACAAAACAAACAGATGTTCTATAAGATTTTTGTGATTTGCACATTGAAAAATAACCTTCATGAAGAAGGTTCATGAGCTGTATCAGATGCCAACAGTCTCTGCGAGGAGGCTTACCGGAAGGTAAGAAGAGCGGGGAATGACACTTCCGAAAGGGTGGGAAAGGAACTCGCGCAGGAGTAGCCCACAGGCAGCGACAGGGAAACCGCCAATATGCTAAAGGTCAGCTGGAACGCTGACAGCATCTGATACGAATGGAAGCCAAACAAGTCCTATTACGAACAGTCAGTCACTTGAAAAACCACACAGTGGGTAAGAAAGAAGGTGATAACAGGGAAACTTTGAAAGGGAGGTGCAGGAATATGACAAAGGATTTGGAATTAGCGAAGAAGCTTGCGGTTCTTGGTTGGATTCACAGAAACGGATTCATTTCTGATGATGAATATGCAAGAGCCAAGAGCCGAATCATGGGTGAATACAAGATTTGTTCTTTTATGGCAGTTTAGATAGATTCGTACATTCGTTAACATTTTGTTTTCGGTGTATGGTAATGACACAAGGAGGTAGAAAAAGTATGGCAGATACAGAGGTACAGGTAATTAAGGCAACAGAAGGTCCGATTGTAAGGGACCGCAGGTTAGTGGGAACGCCGTTAACCTTACAGAGGAAACGAGTAGCGGCTTATGTCCGTGTCAGTACAGACGGGGAGGAGCAGCTGCAGAGTTTTCAGTCACAGAAGCAGTATTATCAGGACAAGATTTCAAAAAACAAGGAATGGGCAATGGTAGGGATTTATGCAGACGAAGGCATTACGGGAACGAAAACCGATAAAAGGGATGAGTTCTTAAGGATGATTGAGGATTGCATGAACGGGCAGATTGATGTGGTTATCACAAAATCAATTTCCCGATTCTCCAGAAATCTTGTGGACACACTGACTTACACACGAATGCTTAAGCAGAAAGGTGTGACGGTGATTTTTGAAAAGGAAAACATCGACACTTCCACTATGGAGAGTGAGATGCAGCTTTCTCTCTTATCGGCACTGGCACAGAATGAGGTGGAGTCCCTATCGCAGAATGTGAAGATGGGAGTGCAATACAAGATGGCAAGAGGGGAGCTGATGGGATTTAACGGCTGTCTTGGATATGACTATAATCCGGAAGATAAAAGCATTTCGGTCAATCCGGCAGAAGCAGAAACAGTCCGACTGATATTTGATCTGTATATTCAGGGATACGGAGCAAATACCATTGCCAAAAGACTTACCGAGCTTGGAAAAGTAAACAAAAAGGGTATTGTCAAGTGGACAGACAGTGGTGTCAGAGGAATTATCAAGAACGAGAAGTACAAGGGTGATTTGCTGATGGGAAAGACCTATACGGTTGACCCGATATCCAAGCGGAGGCTGGAAAATCGTGGAGAGGAAAACCAATACTATACGAAGAACCACCACGAAGCCATTGTATCGGAGGAGATATGGAATGCGGCACAGGAGATTTGTAGAAACCGTTACCATTCTAATTCAAATGTGGAATCCGGAACCCGGACAAAATATGCCCGGAAATTTGCTTTCAGCAGTATGTGTGAATGCGGCTTCTGCGGTACGAATCTGACAAGACGTTCCCACCATCAGGATACACAGCATAAGAAACCGGTGTGGAAATGCAGGGTGGCAACCAATAAGGGCATTGAAAACTGTCCTAACAGCAAGGCAATTGATGAGAGCATCATCGAAAATGCCTTTTTGGAGATGTTCGGACTGCTTGCAGATAACTTTGATGATGTGCTGGAATCAGTGCTTTCTTCTGTAGAAGAGACAATATCTAAGGATGAAAGCTCCGGCAGATTGAAGCAGGTGGAAAAGGACATTGCTTCTCTTGAAAAGAAGCGAAACAAATTGACTGATATGATGCTGGATGATAAAATTTCAAAAGAAGCATACAATGAGAAATACGAAGAATTGAATCGGAAACTGAAAAAAGCCAATGATGAAAAGGATGTATTATCGCAGAATGTATTATCCCAGAAAAACATTCAAAACCGTATGCGGGAGCTTCGGGCAAAGCTTACAGGTGCAGATGTGCTTGATAAGTTTGACAGAGTTGTATTTGAAAGCATTGTACAGAAGGTAATTGTGGGAGAAGTGGCAGAGGATGGCACGGTAGATCCATATAAGCTGACATTTGTGTTAAAGGGAATGGACAATGAGTTTATTCCTGACGCAAAAAACAGATATAAGAATCTTCACAAGCAGGCAGTATAACGCCTGCCTGTGATATAACTCAACAAGGAGGTGAGCTTGAATGAGCGTTCACGAAGACTTGTTGAATAACGGAGAAAATAATTGTTCTTTTACCGAAGACGAGGTGGACATTATGTGTTCCAAGGACGGAGACGACGCATGTGGAGACGGTAGTACTGCTTTCCCACAAAAAGCCAGACGGACATATCAACGTAAAAGTTGAGTTTGGCGAGGGAGAGGGAAAAGTTCCGCTTGATAATATCGCAAAAAGAGCCGAAAGTTATAAGCCAAAAGAGCGAGTGACCTACAAAATGATAAAGGAGTACATAGAAGCTAAATACGGCTTCAAAGTACATACCGCATATATCGCAGAGGTAAAAAGAGATTTGGGCTTGCCGATGTACGATGCTCCTAATGCGGTAGAAGAATTGAAACAGCCGAGGAAACATCCGACAGCGGAGAAAGTGGAAGCGATAAAGGATGCGTTGAAGCATTTTGAAGTGATTTAATGAGGATAGGCGTATCATTAGAAATAGTGGTACGCTTATTTTTGTCCCTTTTTGCAGATTTGCCCTTTCCCCTGCTTTCCAATATAATGAAGCTAAAGAAGTGGAGGTGTGCTTATGAGAGAGAAATTTAATCATCTGTATTTGGATAGCCACGAAAGAAAACTTTTGATACATAGCCTTGTAGAGTTAAAAAATCAGCTCATTCAGCAAGGCAGATATACGGATTGTATTGACGAGCTTATTTTTAAGGTCATAAATGCACCGTCCAAGAGAATGAAAATTGAATATGTCTAGGCAAATTACGAAGCCGCTTATTCTTATTGATTTTAAGAGTAGGCGGCTTTTTTGTGTTCTCTGGTACTGTTTACATAGCCACCTTGACAAAGTGGCTAAATCTATGCGAAAGGAGGACGCATCTATGTCAAATTGCAAAGTGATTGCTCTGACTAACCAGAAAGGCGGTGTCGGAAAAACAACCACAGCGGTCAATCTGGGTGTAAGTCTGGTGCAGCAGGGTAAAAAAGTCCTGTTGATTGATGCCGATGCACAGGCAAATCTCACGATGGCTCTTGGTTATAACAGACCAGACGATATTTCCATAACGCTCTCTACTGTGATGCAGAACATCATAGACGATAAAACGCTTGATGTTTCACAGGGTATTATTCACCATAGCGAGGGCGTTGACCTGCTTCCGTCAAACATTGAGCTGTCGGGCTTTGAGGTAAGGCTAATCAATGCAATGAGCCGTGAGCGTGTTCTGAAAACCTATGTCAATGAGGTTAAAAAGAATTACGACTATGTGCTTATTGACTGTATGCCGAGCTTAGGTATGATAACCATCAATGCTCTGGCGGCGGCTGACAGCGTGATTATCCCGACACAGCCCCACTATCTCTCGGCTAAAGGTCTGGAGCTTTTGCTTCGCTCCGTATCAATGGTCAAGCGGCAAATCAACCCAAAGCTGCGGATAGACGGTATCTTAATGACTATGGTAATGCCCCGTACCAACATTTCTAAGGAAATTACGGCAACGGTCAAAAGTGCATACGGTCAGAAAATCAAGGTGTTTGATACCGAGATACCACATTCTATCCGTGCGGTGGAAGCTACCGCAGAAGGCAAAAGTATTTTTGCCTACGACAAAAGCGGCAAGGTTGCCGCAGCCTATGAGCAGTTCGGAAAGGAGGTGGCAGAGATTGGCGAGAAGCAGAGAAACCAAAATCGAACTGACCGCATACGATGACCTTTTTCAGACGGACGAAAGCCGTGAGGAAGCAAAGCTCTCTAAGATAAGGGATATTCCCATATCGGAGATTGACGAGTTTCCAGACCACCCGTTCAAGGTTTTAATGGACGAGGATATGGAGCAGCTTGTTGAGAGTATCAAGCGAAACGGTGTAATGACCCCTGCGACAGTTCGCATAAAAGAGGACGGACGGTATGAGCTTATCAGCGGTCACAGGCGAAAAAAGGCTTGTGAACTTGCAGGACTTGAAACGCTGAAATGCGAGGTTAAAGAGCTTACCCGTGACGAAGCTATTATTGTTATGGTGGAAAGCAATTTGCAGAGGTCTGTTATTTTACCGAGTGAGAAAGCGTTTGCGTATAAAATGCGGTTGGAAGCTATGAAACGACAAGCAGGCAGACCCCCGAAAGAAAATGCGTCGCCATTGGCGACTAATTTATCAAAAGGGCGTTCTGATGAGGAATTAGGAGAACTTGTTGGAGAAAGCAAAGACCAGATACGCCGCTATATCCGTCTAACCGAGCTTGTTCCCGAAATCCTGCAAATGGTAGATGAAAGGCAGATTGCTTTCCGCCCTGCGGTTGAGATTTCTTATCTGACCGAGGAACAGCAATACACCCTGCTTGAGGCAATGGAGTACAACGATGCTACCCCGTCATTGGCACAGGCTATCAAAATGAAGAAGTTTAACCAAGACGGCAAGCTCACTTCCGAGGTTATCCAGTCCATTATGGAAGAAGAAAAGCCCAACCAGAAAGAAAAACCCGCTTTCCGTGACGAAAGGATAACCAAGCTCATTCCCAAGACTGTTCCCAGAGGGCAGGAAACGGATTTTGTTGTCAAGGCGTTGGAGTTTTATAACCGACACTTGCAGCGGAATAAGGCTCATGAGAGATAGCCACACACCGAGGGCGAGGTCTGCCCATTTGAGTGGATAGCCAATATTTTTGCTTCCCCCTCTCCACACCTCACCCCCTAACTACTGTCAGTAACTATCCGAGAAAAGAAATACTTTAAGCTGTCCATAACGGGCAGCTTTTTTCGGTCAGTAAGGCAAAATATTCAATCCAAATTACAGGAGGTAACTATGAAAATCCCTAAATTATTGAAAAAGGCTGCAGCTTTTGTAATGGCTGCGGTCACGGCGTTATCCATAATGCCTGCGACGGCGTTTGCTGCGGGTGACATTGGGACGATTTCCTTTTCCCACACCTATGACAGCAACGGTAATGCGATGAGGTACAATTCCAGTGCGAATATCGGCGGTTATACCGCAGGCGGAACAGGAAATTACAAGTACCGTATGTTTGTGGACGGCGAGAATGCGTTTTGTATTCAGCCGGGAGTACCGCTGAAAACAGGAAACACTTTGAAAAAGGCTTCCTCTGATACTTGGAACGCCCTTTCAGCCAACCAGAAAAAGGCGGTTGGGCTTGCCCTGCTCTATGGGTATCAGGGCAACCGAAATAATCTGTCGGGAAGTGATGATGAAAAATGGCTTGCCACGCAGACCCTCGTATGGGAGTTTGTCACAGGCTGCCGTGAAGCCACAGGCTCATATAACCAGACAAGCACCACCGTTTACAGCCTGCACTTCGGTTCAAATTATGCCAACAGCGGAGCAAGGGCAGTGTATGACCAGATTGTTGCAATGCTGCGTGAGCATAACACCATTCCGAGCTTTATGTCGGGCGGTAAGAATGACATCACAAAGGAGCTTGCCTACAAGGACGGAAAGTACAGCATCACATTGACGGACAGCAACGGCGTCCTTTCCGATTACAGCTTTTCAAGCTCTGACAGCAATGTGAGTGTATCGAAGTCTGGAAATAAGCTGACAATCAGCTCCACCGTAGCTATCAGCGGTTCTGTCCGCATTACGGCAAAGAGGAACAATGTGCCGACTGTCAGCAGCAGTGCAAAGCTCATTGCCTATGGCGACCCGAACTTGCAGGATTTGGTAACAGGTGTGGAGAATGCTGATACCGTGTCTGCATATATCAATATCGAAACGCCGACAGGCACGATTGCCCTCAAAAAGACTTCTGAGGACGGAGTTGTGGAGGGCATCTCTTTTACAATCAAAGGTGATAACTTCAATAAAACAGTTAAGACAGGAAAGGACGGCTCTGTCTCCGTGGAGGGATTATTCCCTGGCACTTATACGGTCACAGAACAGTCTATTGACCGTTATGAGCCGCAGAAAACCCAGACTGTCACACTTATCGGAGGAAAAACCTCTACTGTGACCTTCAGCAATACTTTGAAGCGTGGCAGTCTGGAAATCGTTAAGACTTCCGAGGACAATCTGGTGGAGGGAATGAAATTCCACCTTTATGGCACATCTTTAAGCGGCTTGCCTGTTGACGAGTATGCCGTGACTGATAAAAACAGACTAGCTAAGTTTGAAAATGTCCTTATCAGTGGCGATACCCCGTATGTGGTTGAGGAAGTGGATACCGCAGTCCGCTATGTCGTTCCTGCTTCCCAGACAGCTCCGATTGAATGGAACAAGGTCACAAAACGCAGCTTCGACAATGTGTTGAAGAAATTCCAAGTGACTGTGACAAAGACCGATGCAGAAACAGGTTCTCCGCAGGGCGACGCTTCCCTTGCAGGTGCGGTTTACGGCATCTATAAAGGTGAGGAACTGATTGACACCTACACGACTGATGAAAACGGTCAGTTTACGACCAAGTATTATATCTGTGATAATGATTGGACTGTCCGTGAAATCAGCCCGTCCGAGGGGTATCTTCTGGATACCGCAATCCACAAGGTAGGTGCAGAACCAGAACTATACACGGTAGAGCTTAACAGTACCGCAAACGATGTGAATGAACAGGTCATCAAAGGCAATATCGCACTCATCAAGCATACGGATAACGGGGAAACCCAGATTGAAACACCCGAAGAAGGTGCGGTATTTGAAGTGTTCCTCAAATCCGCAGGCAGCTATGAAAATGCAAAGGAAACCGAGCGTGATGTGCTGACATGTGACGAGAACGGTTTTGCCCAGACAAAGGATATGCCGTATGGCATTTATACCGTCCGCCAGACCTTTGGTTGGGAGGGGCGTGAACTGATGAAAGACTTTGATGTGTTTATCAGCAAGGACGGTCAGACCTACCGCTACCTTATCAACAACGCTAACTTTGAGAGCTATATCAAAATCGTAAAGAAAGATGCAGAAACAGGCAATACAATCCCGTATGCAGGTGCAGGCTTCCAGATTTACGACCCAAATGGAAATCTTGTGACTATGACTTTCACTTATCCCGAAGTGACGACCATTGACACCTTCTATACTACGGCAGACGGCGACCTAATCACACCGCAGACATTGGAATACGGCAAAGGCTATTCCCTTGTGGAAGTACAAGCCCCGTATGGGTATGTCTTAAATTCCGAGCCTGTTTATTTTGATGTGGTGCAGGAAAATTCCGAGGAAGAAAGCGGCATTACCGTTATTGAGGTAGTACGTTCCAATATGGCACAGAAAGGTACAATTACAGTAGAAAAGTCTGGCGAAGTATTCAGCTCCGTGGCAGGCGATAAGGGATTGTATCAGCCGATTTTCTCTGTCAGCGGTCTTGAGGGTGCAGTCTATGAGATTATCGCAGCCGAGGATATTGTCACTCTGGACGGAACGGTCAGAGCAAACAAGGGCGAGGTTGTGGATACCGTTACGACAGGAAAGGACGGTACAGCAAAATTCAAAGAACTGTATCTCGGAAAATATGAGGTTAAGGAAATCACAGCTCCGTATGGAATGGTGCTGAATGAGGAAGTTCGTTCTGTTGAGCTTGTGTATGCAGGACAGAATGTTGATGTAACGGAAACGGCTACTTCTTTCTATAATGAAAAACAGCGTGTTGAAATCGACCTCATCAAGAGCCTTGCCATTGATGAAGCCTACGGCATTGGCAAGAATGGAGAAATCTTTGATGTGACCTTTGGCTTGTATGCGGCGGAGGAACTCACAGCCGCAGATGGAAAGACCATTCCTGCGGACGGTCTGATTGAGGTCATTTCCCTTGATGAAAGCGGTCACGGGAAAGCTATCAGCGACCTGCCGATGGGCAGCTATTATGTGCAGGAAACCTCGACCAACTCCGCATATATTGTCAGCGATGCAAAATACCCTGTTATTTTTGAATACGCAGGACAGGATACCGAAACTGTCCGCATCATAGCCAATGAGGGCGAAGCTATCACAAATGACATTATTTACGGCTCTGTAAGCGGTAAGAAATCTGATGAGGATGGAAAAGCTCTGGGCAGTGCAGTTATCGGTATCTTTAAGACAGGAACTACCGAGTTTACAAAGGAAAATGCGATTGTAGCTACCACATCAAAAGATGATGGTAGTTTTTCTTTTGCCAAAGTACCGTATGGAACTTGGATAATCCGTGAAATCGAAAGCCCGAAGGGATATGTACTCTCCGAGGAAGAAATCGCCGTGACTATCGGCAAGGTGGACGAAGTTGTGGAAATCGAACTTGTCAACTACTTCATTAAGGGCAATATCGCTTTGACAAAGGTTGATGAGGATTATCCCGACAACAAGCTGTCTGGTGCGGTATTTGAGGTTTACTCCGATACCAATGGCGATGGGAAACTGGATAAAGACGATACGTTGCTTGGCGAAATGAAAGAACTTGACGGCGGCGTTTACCAGATGAGTGAACTCCGCTTCGGCAAATATCTGGTAAAGGAAACCAAAGCTCCGACAGGCTTTGTGCTTGACGAAAATGTGTATTCCGTATCCGTTGAGGAGAACGGCAAGACCTACACCGTGGAAAATAAGGCGGGTGTAGGATTTATCAATGCAGCACAGAAAGGCTCTCTTAAAATCGTAAAGACTTCCTCTGACGGTAAGGTGGAGGGCTTCTCTTTCCGTGTGACAGGCGTGGACTATGACCAGACCTTTAAGACAGATAAGAACGGAGAAATCGTGATTGAGGGCTTGCGGATTGGCGACTATACCGTATCCGAAGTAAGTAACAAGGCTTCCGCAGGATATATCCTGCCTGCCGATAAACAGGCAACGGTCAAGGTGGACGCTACGGCTATCGTGCAGATGCACAATGAGTTCAGGGATACCCCGAAAACAGGCGATGACTTCAATCTGGGCTTATGGGTAAGCCTTGCAGCTCTGTCTGTTGTCGGTGCGGGCGTTCTCGGATTTGTCGGCTATAAGAACAGAAAGAAGAAAAAGGAGGACTAATTGATGGACGCTAAAACCATTATCGCAATCGTGCTTGTCGTGTTCATTGTGGGTGCGGCGGTATGGCTGAATATCCGTAACAGAAAGAAAAAGTAAGTGGTCTGGGCGGCTGAAAGATGCCGCCCTTTCCTTTATGGAGGTAACAATGAAAAACCTTAAAACCATTGAAAAGAAAGTCAGGGCTGTTCTGGAAAAGAATGAAGATGCCAGAAATGACGATATGGTGCTATATCTTGCACTTTGTAATGCCTGTCTGAAGGATGCAGGGGCAATGCCGCTTGCAGAGATAATGACGCAGCACAAATATCTCGGTCTGCCGAGCTTTGAGAGCGTCAGCAGGACACGCCGCAAGCTGCAGGCACAGCATCCAGAGCTTGCAGGGAGCCGCCCTGTTCAGAAAATGAGAGCCACGGGCGAGAAAGCCTATCGGCGTTATGCCAAAGAATAGAGAGGTGCTTATGGACGAAGAAAAACGCTCCAATCAGAACTATGAAATCATCGAGAGCTGTACTATCGGGAGTACAGAGCTTGTCATCGGTCACAATCCCAACGCACCCAACCCTTATGTGTGTTGGTACTGCAAGGGCGGCTCAAATTATTTCTGGGGTTATTACACGAATGAGCTTGATGATGCACGGAAAAAGCTGAATGAACGATACCAGTCAGAGTGCCGTATGCCCTATAATCAGCCTGCACAAAAGCAGAAAAACGGTGATGACCGTGAGCGATAAATCAAAATATGACTGCACGACCTGTCCTTATCCCCGATATAAGGACGGGTTAGTTATTTTCTGCGATGTCTGTATCCGCAAAATTTTAGACAAACAGAAGGAGAAAAAGGAAAGAAAGGAGCAGCCGAATGAGTAAAGAAAAAAGAATGCTCGGTAATTACGAGATTACCCAGAGCATCTATATCGGAGATAAAGAGGTCGTGTTCGGTGTTGATACAAAAGACCCTCATCCCTTTATGGTCTGCTATTGCGACTACCACAACCCTCTGTCAGCAGCGTGGCCGACAGAGGGTGTTGCTTCGGACGATTATCTGGAAGCAATGCAGATTTTTGTTGACCGAGTGCAGTCGCAGATTGACCGCACCAAAGAGGAATTATCCAAGTTCCCATTTGATAAGACCTTGTTTACAAAAGAGCATTGTATCCCCGATGACGGTATGCGTAACATCGTGGGTAAAGTGGTGGTTATCAATTCCGAGCCGAAGCGGTATGAATATCAGCATCCCGCCTATCAGCTTATATTGGCAGACGGCGGACACGGAGCAACAGGCGGCAGAGGTCAGGCGGTGTTCGGAACTTGTCTTGCCACAGGCGAAAGAGCCAGATGGGAAAGGTATGATGTGCTTGGCGAAATTAAGCCCGAATGTATGCCCGATTGGGCAAAGGAAGCCCTTGCGAAAATAAAACAGCAGGAAAAAGAGAAAAAGCAACGAAATCGGGAGGAACGCTGATATGGATATACGACCTTTAACCCCGACAGAACAGAAATACACCTATGCCCAAAGTATGCAGCTTGAGGGGCAAACAGGCACTATCGGGCATCTGCGTGGTGACTTTGCCACGACGGGCTATGGCTTTTACACCACTTGGTTTGATACCAGACCACAATGGAAATCTGACGAATTTAAGGCAGACCTTGATACGGTCATCAATGCTTTACGGGAGGATAAAGGGCTTTTGCATAACCGCTATGATATGAGTGCGTTTGCAAGGCATTTTCCCGAAAGTGCTATTAAGGGCAACTATTGTACTGAGTACGGTTTCCGTGTAGATACGGGGAAACACGCTTTTCTGCTTCGGTGCAATCCAACCAAAGGCGACTATAATTTTTACTGCTATTGTTATGTGAAGGAATGGCTTGATAAGCATATCCAGAAAGCGGAACAAGGTATCCGCTTTATTGACCCTCAATATAAAGAACTGTTCCGTATCCCAGACGGCGGAAAGGTCATTGTCATGACCTCTTGGGGAGAGAAACGGGAGCATCCCTGCCGCTTCATTGATGAATACCATACCGAAGTCGGCAGCAATCTGTACCACATCTGCGAGTTTGCCGAGCGTATGCAGAAAAACGGGGCGACCTATGAGCCGAAACCTGCGGAACAAACGCCGCAGAAAACACCGAAGCACAAGGATTTAGAACGATAAGGAGGATTTAGCATATGGCTGTTAATCAGAAAGCCGTCAAGGTCTTGAATAAGGTCTTGGAAGCAGGCTTTACCGATGAAAAAGCGATTGCCGCTATGACTATGGACGATATTCTTTCTATGCAGGGCATCACGGTTGCGGATATTACCCTCATCAATGACCTGCAAAAGAGCATTAAATCGAACAAGGTCATTTCTTTTCTTGGCGGTGGTGCGGAGTGAGTAAACAGAAATATTTGAAACAGAAACGAGGAGGTGTAGGTTGAATGGCTGCGAAGTATCAGCTAATCACAGAGCTGTATCGGCGTACAGGCGTTGCGGTTGCAAAAAATCCGCAGGCGTGGCAGAGATTTCTGTCCTCTGCCTGCCGCAACTATAAATGCCGTTTTGACGAACAGCTTTTAATATACGCCCAACGCCCCGATGCTGTCGCCGTTGCGAAACTCGAAACTTGGAACAGGCAGTTTAAGCGTTGGGTCAATAAGGACAGCAAGGGTATTGCCGTATTTGACCCGAAAGGTCGCAGGAATACGCTGAAATACTATTTTGATATGTCCGACACCCACGAGGGCTACTATGGCAGCCGCCCTGTTCCGATATGGCAAATGGATGAGCGATACGAGCAGGCTGTTATGGAAAGGCTCTCGGACAGGTTTGGAGATGTGGAAAGCACTGACCTTGCTTCTGCTTTAATGGAAACGGCAAAGAACGCCGTGGAGGACAATCTGCAAGACTATTTTTCTCAGTTAAAGGACTGCACGAAAGACAGTTTTTTGGAAGAACTGGACGACTTTAATATAGAAGTCATTTACAGGCGGCTGGCAGCAAACAGCGTTGCTTTTATGCTGATCAGCCGCTGCGGTCTGGACACGAATGAGTTTTTTGACCGAGATGATTTTGCGGATATTGTAAATTTCAATACCCCTGCAACGATAAACGCCATCGGCATTGCCACAAGCGATATTGCGGAAATGGCGTTACGGGAAATCTCACAGTCTATCCGAAATGTGCAAATAGCGGAAAAAGACCAGAATCGCACCTTTGCACAAAGAACGCAGGCTCAGTATGATAAAGGCAGACAACAACCCGAAAGGAGCGAATACAATGAGCGAAATCACTTACAGCAGACAGGGGGATTATCTTATTCCCGACCTAACATTACCGACAGAGCCAGAGCTTCCGCTTGGCAGGTACGCTTTGATGCACAGGGATTATCTGGAGAAGCACAAACGAGTGACCTATCTCAACCTGCTGACATCGGGCAGGCTGAACGGGCATCTGCACGAGGTAGAGCAGACAGCACTCCAGAGGTTGGAGCTTCTGACGAAGCAGCTCTCAGCCGAGCAGGGCGTGACAGAGGAACTGAAAGAGAAAGCACCGATGCAGTGGGTCGGACTGATGAACAACATCCGCAGCCAAGCGGAGGAAGTGATACTGACCGAACTGATTTACAAGTAAGCGTTGCCAAAGAGGATGAGGTTAGGGTCAATCTTCCAACCGTAGATGAACAAATCGAAATGATAGCAAAAGCAGAGGACGAAAAAGCCTCTGCTTTTGCTATTTCCAAAGAAGATATTGACTCCGTGCTTCAGAAAGGCAGCGGTGTTGCGGACGGAAAATACCGCATCTACCGCCAATTCCAAAAGGGCGTGGACAGACAGAAAAATATTGAGTTCCTTAAAAATGAGTATGGAACGGGCGGCGGTACGCACATCTTCCCCGATGGTTTCAGCGGTCACTCTTGGCATGACAGCAAAGGTCTTGCCATCGACCGAAATGGCACTTACACCAATCACGACCTTGTGTTGAAATGGTCGGAGGTTGAAAAGCGTCTGCGTGAGCTGATTAAGGATAACCGCTATCTCAATCCGAAAGAAAAAGACCATTATGCCGATTATCTGGAGAGCGTGTCAGCTCCCAAATATGAGATTGACACCCAGAGGAAAATAGCAAGGCAGCGTTTTATCGACGCCCATCGTGACCTGCCGCCTGCCGACAAACGGGACACCCTTGCTTTGCGGCTATCTGACTTTATCCGTGACTTGGACAGATACGAAAAAGACCTGTTATCTGTTGTGGAACGAAGCGACCTTGCAGATGTTACCGCCGAGCAAATGGAACAGCACCTGTCCGACCCCTCAACTGTTCAACAGCTCATAGACTTTCTTGCACAGGTACAATGGAAAACGACCTCGGTTTTCAGCCGCAGTAATGGGTGGAAGTTTACCGAGGAATTAAGGGAGCTGCACCCACTCCGTTACCTCTACAATGAGGGCGATGTGGTGTATATCGGTGCGGATAAATATGAGATTGCAACACTTACCGAGGAAAAGGTTTATCTGCAAAATGCCGAGTTCCCTATCTTGGGACAGGAATACAGCCGAGCCGACTTTGAAGAAAAGCTAACGGAAAATCCTGCAAATGACCATTTGAAAGTGGTCGTAACCGAGAAACAGAGGACAGAAACACCGTCCGAGAAAAAGCAGGACGGAATACAGTTTTCTATCGGTTTTTCCGAACACCCTGCCTTTTATGACAGACAGTTTAATGACCGCTATACGGATTTGAGCTTTGCTCTGGGGAATAAGCTGCTTGGTATTTTGGACGAGAAACAGCACCGTGAGCGTGAGGGCGATAAAAATATCGGGTGGTATCACAAGACCGATTTTGTTATCAAGGCTGTTATCGGCGGCGAGGAATTTAACTATGAAGGGCGGTTTGATATTGGCGATGGTGAGGGTGATTTAATTGCCCACATTAAGAATTTTTACGATTATGCCTTATCGCCAAAGGGCGAACAGCTATATGGAGATGACCGAGAAAGCCTGCTCCGTGGCAGAGGTGAGTTTATCCCATTCTTGGAACAGCACACCGAGCTGACCAAAGAGGACGAGAAGCTCCTTGATGAGATTATGGCTACCGAAAGTGATTGGTACAGGACAGCCGAGGAAGCCAAAGAAAAACCACAGGCGTATGCCGATATAATGAATGGCTCAGAAGCTCCTGCCATTGAAATGGAGAAATCCGCAGACGACCTCATAGGCAGGGAAATCATCATAGATAACCGTAAATATCTCATTGAGAACATTGGCAAAATCAGCGGCGATGTGTCCCTGCGTGACATCACATTCCAGAACAATGTGGGTTTTCCGATAAACCGAGTGGAGAAAATCGGCTATATCCAAAAGCTATTGGAACAGGAAAAAACCGAATTACTCCCCGAAGAAAAAACGGAAGCTCCTGCTGTAGACCGTCATAATTTCCGTATTAACGATGACGCCATCGGTGTCGGCGGAGCAAAAGAAAAGTTCCGTAACAATATGGCGGCAATCAACCTGCTGCACGAGCTTGAAATCGAAAACCGCCTTGCCACACCCGAAGAACAGGAGGTCTTATCTCAGTATGTCGGTTGGGGCGGTCTTTCTATGGCATTTGATGAACACAATGCGGCGTGGGCGGAGGAATTTAAGGAGCTATATGCCAGCCTTTCCCCAGAGGAATACCGTGCCGCTATGGAGTCAACGCTGACCGCTTTTTATACGCCGCCTGTTGTTATCAAGGCGATGTATGACGCACTTGACCGTCTGGGCTTTTCACAGGGCAATATCTTGGAGCCGTCCTGCGGTACAGGCAATTTCTTTGGTCTGCTTCCCGAAAGTATGCAAAACAGCAAGTTCCACGGTGTGGAAATCGACTCTCTCACAGGCAGGATTGCAAAACAGCTCTACCAAAAAGCGAACATTGCCATTGAGGGCTTTGAGAAAACAAATCTCCCAGACGACCATTTTGATGTAGTCCTCGGCAATGTGCCTTTTGGAGAGATAAGGGTCAATGACAGCCGATACAACGCCCAGAAGTTCCTCATACACGACTATTTTTTCGCAAAGGCTCTGGATAAAGTCCGTGCCGGCGGCGTTGTGATGTTCATTACCTCAAAGGGTACGATGGATAAAGCAAGCCCAGAGGTACGCAAGTATATCGCCCAGAGAGCCGAGCTTTTAGGTGCTATCCGTCTGCCAGACAACACCTTTAAGGCAAACGCAGGCACGGAGGTCACGAGCGATATTCTTATCCTGCAAAAGCGTGACCGAGTGATGGATATAGAGCCAGACTGGGTACACCTTGATACGGACGAAAACGGTGTTACGATGAACAGATATTTTGTCGAACACCCCGAAATGGTGTTGGGCGAAATAAAGATGGAAAGCACACGCTTTGGTACTTTTGAGCCTGTTTGTAAAGCCCGTAAGGATATACCACTTTCCGAGCTTCTGTCCAATGCAGTTCAGAGGATAAACGGCGAAATCCCAGAGCTTGATAGTGGGGTTGATGAAATCTCCGATGAGCAGGAGCTTTCCGTTCCTGCTGACCCGAATGTGCGTAACTTCTCTTTTACTCTGGTGGACGGAAGGGTTTACTTCCGAGAGAATGACCGTATGCAACCTGCTTCTGTGTCGATGACCGCAGAAAACCGTATTAAGGGACTTATCCAAATCCGTGACTGTGTGCGTAAGCTCATTGAGTATCAGACCGAGGATTACCCAGAGGAAATGATATGCACCGAGCAGGAAAACCTCAACCGTCTGTATGATGCCTATACCGCAAAATACGGTCTAATCAACAGCCGAGGAAATTATCTTGCTTTTGCTTCAGACGAGAGCTACTTCCTTTTATGTTCTCTGGAGGTGCTTGATGATGAGGGCAACTTCAAACGGAAGGCGGATATGTTCACGAAGCGGACTATCAAGCCCCACCGTGAGATTACCTCTGTTGAAACCGCAAGCGAAGCCCTCGCCCTCTCTATCGGGGAGAAAGCCCGTGTTGATTTGCCTTATATGGAGCAGCTCACAGGCAAAACGCAGGCTGAGCTTGTGCAGGATTTACAAGGTGTTATCTTCAAAGTACCGAACTGTGAGCCTGTTTCCTATGTAGCCGCAGACGAGTATCTGTCGGGAAATGTCCGAAACAAGCTGACGGTTGCGGAGCTTGCTGCGAAGAATGACCCAGAGCTTGCAGTTAATGTGGAAGCCTTGAAAAAGGTCATTCCCAAAGACCTATCGGCGGCGGAAATCTCTGTCCGTCTGGGTGCGACTTGGATACCGCAGGACGATATACAGCGGTTTGTGATGGAGCTTTTAACTCCGTCAAGCTATGCCGCAGGTAGATTAAAGGTACGATACACCCCGATAAACGGAGACTGGTTCATAGAAAATAAAAGCTCCGATATGGGGAATGTAAAGGCGGACAGCACCTATGGTACGAAAAGGGCTTCCGCCTATCGTATTATTGAGGACACCTTAAACCTGCGTGACACCCGTATCTTTGATTATGTATATGACGAACACGGCAATAAAAAAGCGGTGTTCAATGCAAAGGAAACTACGGCGGCACAGGCGAAGCAGGAAGTCATCAAACAGGCGTTTCAGGATTGGATATGGAAAGACCCAGAACGGCGAAACCGCCTTGTCCGTTATTACAACGACACTTTTAACTCTGTGCGACCCCGTGAGTATGACGGAAGCCATATCACTTTCGGAGGTATCAGCCCAGAAATCACACTAAGACCCCATCAAGTCAATGCCATCGCCCATATCCTTTATGGCGGCAATACGCTCCTTGCCCATAAGGTGGGAGCAGGCAAAACCTTTGAAATGGTAGCCGCCGCACAGGAAAGCAAACGGCTCGGCTTATGCCAGAAATCAATGTTTGTTGTGCCGAATCATCTTGTCGGTCAGTGGGCTTCCGAATATCTGCGGCTCTATCCGAGTGCAAATATCCTTGTTACAACAAAGCAGGATTTTGAAACGGGAAACCGCAAAAAGTTCTGCGGCAGGATTGCCACAGGCGACTATGATGCAGTTATCATTGGGCATTCGCAGTTTGAAAAAATCCCGATGAGCATAGAACGACAGCGGGAACAGTTGGAGAAGCAGCTTGATGATATTGAGCGTGGCATTGACGATGTGCAGGCTTCCAAAGGCGAGCAGTTCACGGTCAAACAGCTAATGAAAACCCGAAAGGCAATCAAGACGAAGCTCGAAAAGCTCAACGACACCAAGCGTAAGGATACGGTCATCGACTTTGAACAGCTCGGCGTTGACAGGCTTTTCATTGATGAGAGCCATTTTTATAAGAATTTGTACCTCTACACCAAGATGCGGAATGTGGGCGGTATAGCCCAGACCGAAGCACAGAAATCAAGCGACCTCTTTATGAAATGCCGCTATCTGGATGAAATTACGGGCAACCGTGGCACGGTTTTCGCAACGGGTACGCCTGTCAGCAATTCAATGGTTGAGCTGTACTCCGTTCAGAGGTACTTGCAGTATGACACTCTTGCACAGAACGGTTTGCAGCATTTTGACAGTTGGGCTTCTACCTTTGGAGAAACGGTTACAGCTCTGGAATTAGCACCCGAAGGCACGAATTATCGAGCCAAGACGAGGTTTGCCAAGTTCTATAACCTGCCAGAACTGATGCAGATGTTCCGTGAGGTGGCGGATATTCAGACCGCCGATATGCTAAAGCTCCCTGTGCCAAAGGTCAATTACCACAATATTAAGACCAAGCCGAGTGAGATACAGACCGAAATGGTAGCTTCCCTTGCGAAGCGGGCTGAGAAAGTCAGGGCAAGGCTTGTCGAGCCTAATATCGACAATATGCTCAAGATAACCAATGACGGAAGAAAACTGGCTCTTGACCAGAGAATGATTGACCCGATGCTGCCAGATGACCCAGACAGTAAGGTCAATGCCTGCGTGGATAATGTGTACCGTATCTGGGAGGAACACGCCGATACCAAAGCGACACAGCTTGTGTTCTGCGACCTGTCCACCCCGAAAAATGACGGTACTTTCAATGTCTATGACGACATGAGGGAGAAGCTGATAGCCCGTGGTATCCCTGCGGAGCAGATACGATTTATCCACGAAGCGACCACTGATGCACAGAAAAAAGAGTTGTTCGGCAAGGTCAGAAGCGGCGAAGTCCGTGTGCTGTTCGGCTCTACTCCTAAGATGGGAGCAGGTACGAATGTGCAGGACAGGCTCATAGCAATCCATAACCTTGATTGTCCGTGGCGTCCTTCCGATGTAGGACGGATTTTGCGGACATTCAAAATAAAAAAGAATGTGGAGGTAACAGACAATGGCAAAATCATTATTTG